TCGGACGTGAAAGCACGGCTGATGCGGCTGTATGAACCGTCAGCGTTGCGCTTTGCTGCGTCAGCGTCAACCCGCATCAGGTGGCCCGTCGCGGTGTCGATTTTGAGGTATTGTCCGGCTTTCGTGGCCACCGAGAGAGGTGGCATCACAAGACCGCCAATGAGACCTGAGTCGGCCCCGCCTGATTGGATGACAGCCTGCTGGATGTCGCCGCGTAGTACTGCGCCAGTGTTTGCGTACATTTTCTAAGTCCTTTCGGTTTAAGAGTGAGCGTTGACCCCGAGTGCGACCTCGATCACGTCCCCGTCAGCGGTTGCCGCTTCGAGAGCGATTCCGATCGGGTTGTTGCTCGACGTTGCCGTGGCGAGGATTTTGCCAGAGGCTGCGGGATAAACTGCAGCACCGGCGGTGATTGCGCCACCAGCCTTCATCTCGAAGGTTCCGGAAGCGGAGTTGAGTTTGACCGTCACGATGCCGCTTGCTGCTGCGTCAGCGAGAGCCACGCCGAGAGCGGTGCCGTTTGGTGCGCCAGCTGCAACAGCCAGCCCAGAGGAGAGTGCAACGCGTTGACCGACCGAGAGAGCCGAGGCCCCCACGGCGAACGCTTTGAACCCGGAGTCGTTTTGTGCCATGTTTTTTGTTATTTAGGGTTTGAGGATTCCTTTGGCGATCAGGTGGTTCCTGTACGCTTCAGGGTTTTTCCGGAGTTCGGAAAAGTCGGTAGGCTGGTCAGCCTTTGCTTCGGTCGCCACACCGGGTGCGACGGGTGTGCCAAATGATTTAATGAGAGCGGCGAGTGCCTCGAACTTGGTTTCGACGGCCCCGAGAATCTTCTCCTCGACCGCCTCGAAAGCAGCACCGGCGACCTCTTCGGCCTTTGCACTCATCGCTGCTGGCATTTCCTTTTCAACTTCAACTTCCGTCTCGGGAGCTTCGGTCGTTTCTTCGGTGAGGAGTGCGGTCAGCATCCCCTTGATTTCCGAGATCGATGCTTCGACCGTGGCGAGGCGTTCCTCGACGGTCGGCGCGGGTGCCTCGGCCATTGCTTCGGGTTTTGGTTCTTCCTTCATTGGAGTCTCACTTGTTTGCGCGTCATCAACTGGTGCCTCGAAAAGGCCGTCCGGATTGGCTGCCGGTTCGTCAACTAGGTCCACCGATCGGAGGCGCGTACAGCGTGCGTAGGCGGCCCCGTTGACGTCCTGCGGCTTGCCCTCGAACGAGATGGAAAGGCCGAATGCCTCGGGGGTTTTGGTGGCCAGTTCGAGGATGAAATCTCGACGCGGCGAGGTCTGGAACAGCTGAAGATCCGCGAGCACCTTCTCGTCCTCGATGCGGAAGTTGACGAGTCGCCCGACAATCTCCTCCACGCCTGACTCGTGGCCGACCTTGACCTTGATTCCGCTCCTTGCTGCGTTTCCGCATTTAACGACCTGCGAAAGGGTCGTCTCATCGATGAGGAGACCGTGTCCCTTGGCCACCCCGAGTGTGATGACAGAGACGCCGAAGATGGTATCGGCATCGATGCTCGAGGGTGCGAGTGCTTGGAAAGATGTCGTCTTCATTTGCTCATTCGGTTCTGGAGTTTCCGCTTGTTCGCGTAGTAGGCACGGATCGCTGCGATGGCATCCTCACGGGTCTTGTGGTGAGAGACGACCGATTCCTGCCCAGGGTACACTTTGACCTTGGCCCATCCTGTTGGTGTTTTGCGGATTGCGTAAGGCATCAGGCAGTTTTGTTGAGTCTCTCCACGATGCGATTCGCCCACGCTTGGCCAGCGTCCCCGCCCCATCCATCCCAAGCCTGACGGCCCTTGCCGTAGTCGTCCCACGTCGAGCCCTGCTTGTCGCTTTGGTGCCGGTCGAAATAGGCTTTCATCCGTCTCACGGTATCGGCTGAAACTGGTCTCCCGTTGGCCAAGTCACGAGCGCGAGCGATCCCGACCGGAGTCATCCCGCGCTGCGATGCTGGCTTCTTGGCACGTTCACGGAGTGCTCGCGCAGCTGCGGCACGCACGGCCTGAGGCGGCTCAAATGAATCTTCAGCAAACTGTGTGGACTCCTCGGCGGAACTCATGCCCGGCTGAGACCCTCCAGAGTCAGGTTGGAGGAGCAACAACGGATCCTCAACGCCAGCGGCGGCGAAGATCTCCGCACGGCGTTTGCGCTCGTTGGCGGACTGAATAAACGCCTCTTCCCAGTCCTCGCCTTTGCTCGCGTAATACTCAGCAAACGTAGACCCACCCTGTTTGAGTTCGGCCAGTTCGGCGTAGGTCTCGCGCCCGATGTCGGTGCTCGGCCACGGTGGGAACTGCCAACGGTGAGCCCTCCACTCTGCGGACTGCGGGATGTCCCCATTTGAAATCCCGAACGCGATGACGGCCTCGAGGATGGGGTCGAGGATTCGGTTTGTCAGGATGCGTTGGTAGCGTCCGCAAACGCGAGCGGCTTGCTGTGAGTCGAGACGAGCGGTCACCCCGCCGAGGTTTGATGGGTCGATAAAGAACCCGTATGGGAGACCGAGAGCGTCGGCCAGATGCCGTTGCAGCGACTCGAGGAAACCTTGGAATGTGACGCTCGGACGGTTGCTCATGAACCCAGTCACTTCCTCGCCAGGCTTGAGGTAGTGGATGGTGCCTGGTGTGATGCGCTCGATGGAGTCTCCGGTGGTCGTCTGCTCGTCCCACCCCAGACCCTCGCCCGATGGGGTCTTTACCACGCCCGTCTGTCTGCTAGCCCATTTGACTGCGTCTTTCTCTCCCGCGAGGATTTCAACGATGTCTTTGCAGGTTGCGATGGCGGGGGCGAAGGCCGACACCCCACGGTAGGAGTCATGACGTTGCGGGTCGAACAGGTGCAGACACCGCTCGGCGGGAACTTCCTGCTCGTCAACGTAGGACGCTCCCATGCTGCGGCGCGTGATCTGGTACGCCACTGGTCGGCCTGACTTTGCGTCGATGCGGATGCCTCCAATGAGGTCGTCGGCCACGGTCGAATGGTACGGGTTGCCGATGCGGTCGGCCTCGATAAGTTGAAGGCGCGGCCCGTCCTCGGTGAGGCTTTTGACGAGGAGACAGTCACCGTCCCGCACGAACGAGACGAAGGCCAGTTGCATCAAACTGAGGAAGTCGAACCTGCCCGAGAAGTCAGCACGCTTGCACCAGTCGGCGAAGTAGGTTTCGTACGCGGAGTTAACAGCGGGGTCGCTTGTCCTCGCTTGGTAACGGAGGGATCCGAGCGTGTAGAGTGTCAGCTTGCGGAGGATGCCAGAGACTAATGGATGGTTGTTCTCTAGGTCGCGAGCTTCCCAGATTAACTGCACGCGGCCTCTGTTGGTCGAAGCTGACTCCGCGTGATTTGAGTAGTTCGAGGGTGTTTGCGCTCGGCTCTCGGTCGGCTCTGCGCCCTCCCACCGGAAAGCTCGAACTGCGTTGCGAATGCGGCGAATGAGTTTCATCGGAAGGATGCTCGCACGCGGTTTCTAGGCGTCGAGCGTGAGCGTTCAGTGACGATTTGGGCGCACGCGGCGAGTTCTTTGGCGATCTGCACGCGGTCGCGTTGGGACGATGTTCCGGCTGACGACACCGAGGTGTAGGGGTCGGCGAACTCGGCCTTGAGCCGAGCGTATGCTTCCGCCAGCTCTGCGGCGGTCATCGCGCGGAAAATGCCTTGGTAATCGATTTCGTCGGCCATCGCTTAAGGACGACTCATCAACCAGCGGCTCCGATGAAGTTGGTCGCCAGTGCTGCCAGCACTTGGAGCACCTCACAGTCGAAAAGGTGGTTATCCTTGCGGATCTGTCTCCATATGTGGCTGACCCTGCCGTGCGCGTCGACCCTCTCCTCTCGTCGCTCAGAGGTCACTTGCGCGAGGTAGATTTCACCGGCCTCCCTCGCGAACTCCCACGATGGACCCTTGCCTGACATCAGGTGAGCCAGTGCGTCCTTGAGCATCGGGTTCGAGAACACGAGCAGGTTGATGGTTCGCTTTTGTCCTTGGCCCAGCATGGCGTCAGCCTTTGACCACATAAACGGTCTTCGTATGTTGTTGACCATGTAGCCGTTTACCGAGTCGTGGCCCTTGCTCGCCTTCCACTTTCCTCCTCGTTTTGCAATCTCGGTGTAGACCGTTTGAGTGTCGAAGCCTGAGTCAATGATGACATCTCCCGAGGCGATGCCGTACTTCGTCACCACTTCGTCCATCATCGAGAGGCTGACCGCGCTCCCGAAGTCCACGAGGCGAGAGGTTCCCCCGGGGTGCCACTCGCGGACGACGAACCAGAGCCCGTAGGACTGCACGTCGATGGAGAGGAAGACACGGCCTCCGGTGGTCTCCTTGAGCTTGTAGTCGCTGCCTCGAAGGTCATCCCCGAACTGCTCGGCCTTGAGATCGCTCACCCACGGCTCGCCCATCGTCTCACGCTTCCACGTCTGCATTGGGATCACGTTGCCGAAGGTCATCTGTCTCTTGGCCACCAAGAACTCCTCGACGGCCTCACGCCACGGGATCCACCACGGGACCAACGATGACCAAGTGAACGACACCTTGTGCTTCGGCGCGATGAGGTTCCCCTTCTCCCATCGGCCATTCTCGACGAGGGTGCGGCGCGTCACTGGGTCGTCGGTGTGCCCATGACCGCACGACGGGCACTTCAGCCTGATGCTTTCCGCCACCTTCTCAAAAAGCCACTTTCCCTCCGGCGTCTTGGTCTGCTCCGACTCCTCCCACTCAACATGCTCCCAGAGCGGAGTGAAGAACATCCCACACGACTGGCACGGCCACTGGAACCTTCGCTGGTCCCCGTCGAGGAAGGACTGGTGCACCGCGTCGTTCTCGAACAGCGGGGTGGAGATCTGGACGATGCGGTAGTTCCACTGTGCCCTCACACGCTTCCGCACCATCTCCAACGCCCCCGGTGGGTAGTTTCGCACCTCGTCGAGGATGAGCCAGCGAACAGGCACCGATTGAAGCTTCGAGGGTGAGCCAGCTCCGCGAACCATGAGGGTCATGGGTGCGAAGTCGATGGTGCCCTTCCTCTTGCCTGACCGCTCGCGTGGCATCATGCGCTTGATGGTCTGGCAGTCCATCAGGGTCGGGAGGAGTCTGGTCTGCATGAAATCCTCGGCCTCGTCCTGAGCGGCGAGCACCCACATGGCGGGTCCTGGGTCCTCGGCGATGGCCCACGCGAGGAGGATCATCATCGTCTGCGTCTTGCCCGACTGCGCGGAGCACATGATGGAGATCTCGCGTATGCTATCATCCGCGAACACTTCCATGATCTCCTTGGTCCACGGCGCGGTATTGGCACTGAACTGCCCGGGCATGGAGGATTGCTTGTCGATGATGATGTGATCCTCCGCCCACTGCCATGGGTGCCTGTAGTCGCGGAGGGTCGCGATCTCGGAGATCGTCTCAAAGAACATCAGTCTTGAGAGTGGAGCGTCGGGGTCGGCATTGAGCCGCCCTCTCCCACAAGGTTTGTGGGCGTGTCGCTAGTTTCACTTCCGACGCGTTTTGACTTTCCGAGGTACATGCCAGCCCCTCGACGTTCAATCTCAGTAAACGGAAGAATGGGAACGGTCAATCGCTTGCGTGCATCAGGGTTGAGAAAGTAGACGTATCGAAGTTGAAACCCTCGGATTGGTTTAGCTCCCATTCGGACTGCCTGCTGTAGTCCAGCTTGTCCGAGTAAAACTTTTCCAAACTTTCTCAGTTGAAACTCAGGCGAAAGTTTTGTGCTTAGGTTACTAACTCGCTCGCCATCTGGAAACTCTAGTAGAGTTGAGTTTTTTGTGATGGCAGTTAACACAAATCCGCTTGCTCGGTAGATCGTTCCATCTCCACATTGTGTTCCATCGGCGAAGGACACAATCCATTCTATGTGAGGGTAGTGCTTTCGTATTAGACGCATCACCACAGAAAGAGCCCTGCTCTCTGAGTTGCGTGGAAGCCAATCTGAAAAGGCCATTCGATTAAGTTCGAGGAAACCATTCCATGATGTTCCCTCAACAAGTCTTTGAGTTCTGCGTTTGTCGAGGGATGGCCCGAACTGCATCGCTCCGCCGCACTTTCCATTCAAAAAAACACCGAAGTGCAGTTGCGAGTTTTGCACCACTTTCCCTGAGTAATGGCAGGATTTCACGATTCGATCCGCATCCGTGCGGGTAATCGGTTTCACAATGATGTCCTTCGCGCTCATGGGTTGGCTCGATTAAAGTATTGGCACACAAAAGCTAGTGCATTGCCGTTGCTATTCTCATTCACAAGAGATTCTCCGTGGCCCATTTCTTTCGCTTTGAGAATAGCCGCATCAATCTCCTCGGCTTGCTCGTCGTGAACTGTGAATGTCTTTTGCTGGAAAGGCTGACGATCGCCAGATTCAAGTTCCGGGAGCGCTGCCTCTTCCGTGTCGAACTGTCCGATTTCCTCGATCTTAAATCCCAACTCTGAGATGTCGAAGTCGAGTGTTGCCAGTTCCTCTAACTCGACCCTGAGCATCTCTTCGTCCCATCCTCCACCGAGTTCGGCCAGCTTATTATCGGCCAGAATGTAAGCCCTGCGCTGAGTCTCGCTCAGGTGTGAGAGCCTGATGATTGGAACTGACTCAAGGCCGAGCTTGATGGCGGCCATGACGCGCCCGTGGCCAGCGATGATGCCGTTGTCCTGGTCAACGAGGACGGGGTTGTTGAAGCCAAACTCACGGATGCTTCCCGCGATCTTTACGACCTGCTCTGGGTCGTGTTTCTTCGCGTTCCTCGCGTAGGGTATCAAGTCGGCTGGGTGCATCTGTTCCAGCTTCGGCTGCGGCTTGTTCATCTGCCCATCTTTGTATTTCTGCATAGCTGTTTCGTATTGCGGTTGTGATTTCAGTGGAGATCTGCGTCGGGGTCATCCCCGAGAGTCGGCCAGCGAGTGATGGTCCGATGCGGAGTTGCAAGCGTTTGCAAGTGTCGAATGTCTGGTACAGCTTTTTCCGGATCTCGTCACGATGCATGACCTCGCCTCGCGCCTGTTGGATTTGGAGTTCGAGGAGTTGGTTGCGGAGGTGGACCTGACGAGCGGTCAGCTTGCTCTTGTCGAGGTCGCCATCGTCGCCTGAGGCACCGGCACCGTGCGCCTCGACCCATTCGCGCCATTCCTCGATCGGATAAAATCCTGAAGCGTTGGCGGCTGGTGCTCCGCGGGTGATCCAGCTTTTGCACGCGGCCCGAGTCACACCGAACATGGCGGCCAGTTCCGCGAGCGACTTCGCCCAAGTGCGCGGCTTTTCCTCTTTCCCCGACAGGTAGTTCTCGACCTGCTGCAACTGAGCACGGGTCAACGGTTTCCCTGACTTTTGCTTTTCGATGAGCAGGCGGATGTTCTGCGCCGTGACCTTGCTCAATAGCCCGTCAGTCTGTGATTTCATTTTGTATATTTAATAAACAGACTTCAATCACGGATTCCCCGAGCCCGACCC